AGAAATACTAAATTATTAAAAGCTGATATTAGTAAATTAATTAATGCAAGAATAGAAGCAATGGAAAGAGAAGGAGCTGCTTCTGGAGGAGCTGCTTCTGGAGCTCCACCAACTGTAGGAGCAGTAGCTGAAGAAGAAGATGAAGAAGAAGAAGGAAAAGAAGCTGCACCAAGAGATTGCCAAAATATTACTGTTTCTCAATGCAGAACTAGATCAAGAGAAGAAGTAGAAAGTATGGCTGTAAATTGTGGTGCAATTGAAAGAGGTTCTGAAAAATCATATAGAAATAAACAATTAATATGTGATGCAATTAATAACAAAGCAGAAATTGATAAAAGAAGAGGTCAACCTGCCCCACCAGTAGTAGTTAGACCACCACCTGCTCCAGTTGCAGTTAGACCACCACAAGTTGTACCACAAGTTGTACCACAAGTTGTACCACAAGTTGTACCACAAGCTGTACAACAAGGAGATGATGATAGTTCTGATGATGATATAGTTAAACCATCATCAAGAATATTATTACCAACACCATTACCATTACCAGACCCAAATCTTGGAGGTCATAAAAGATTAAAAATATTAAATCAATTAATTAATGAAGATTGGAAAAAAGAAGATTTTGAAAATTTAACACAAAAAAAATTAGAAAGAATTGCAAAATATTTAAGAATAGATAATTATAAAAATGTTTCAACAAAAAAAGTAATTGCTACAATATTACTAATTATGCAAAATCATGATATGCCAACAAAACCAATTTGTTATGAAGGTTTATCAAAAGAAAATTTAAGAGTTGTATCAGATAAAAGATTAAGAGAATATGCACAAAAATTAGATATAAATGATATTATTGATGAAAATTTACCAGATTATATTTGTGCTAAAACATTAGGAAAAACTTGTTCTGAAGATGATAATAATTGTGATAATGATGAATTTTGTGATATTTCCAATAAAATATGTGTTCCAAAAAATGCAGGTAATAATCAAGTTGGTAATAATGAATTTTCTAAATTTGAACATAATGGAAAAGTTTATATTGGAAGAAATGAATCAATAGAAAGATTAAAAGAAAAATTAGCTCCACAAAGAGTAGTACCACCTGTTGTTGAACAACAAGGTGCGGTAGAACAAGAAGAAGAATTGGTAGCAGCAGCTGAAAGAATTTGTTATGATAATAAAACAGCAAGAGAAATGAAACATTTAAAATGGGAACAATTAAGAAGATATGCACAAGAATTAGGATTACAAGATGTTGATGATATTGAACAAAAAAGAAAATTAATTGATTATATATGTTCTAATCCTTGTAATGATAATTATGATTGTCTTGAAAATCAAGTTTGTGATGTTAAAAATAAAAAATGTATAAAAAAGGATACAGCTCAATATAGAGTAGATAATAATGGTTATGTTCAAACTGAAATTAATGGAAAACTTGTTGTTGGTAGAAAAGAAGATGTTGATAGATTATTAGAATTAATGAATGAACAAACAGTTGAAGAAGCTGTAGAAACAGTAGCTGATGAAATTCAAGGTGAAAAAATACCAGTTGAAGAAGTATTAGCTGCATTAGGTGAATCACCAGCTGCTGCAGCTGGTGAAGAAGAAACTCCAGTATCTGGTGTTGGAGAAAGAAAAGCTGGTGATGATGAACCAATTGGTGAAAACAAATTAACACAAAGAGATATTGAAGAAATATTAGCTGAAATTAATACAGATGCAGAACCTGTTGCAATTAATAGATTATCTCCAATTGAAAAACAGATTTTAGCTTGTTTAGGTGTAAATGTAGGTGTATAAAAAATTTGTTATTATATTAAAAATAATATAATAAAAAAATATAATAACAATTTATAATTCATCAATAAATTTTAAAACTTGAGATAAATTTAATTTTTCACAAATAGGAAGTCCATTATATTTTACATAATCTAATAAATTTGTTTGAAGGGCAATAGCAACTTCAAATTTATAATTTTCAAATTCTTCATCATTAATATCTTCATTTTCTTCTAAATTTTCAGAATCATAAAATTCGTCATCGTCATCATCATTAATAATATAATTAAATTCATCAACAATCTTCTTTTTATTCTCTTCCATTAAAAAATTATTTTATTATTTATAAAATAATTCTTAAATATTATTTATCAATATATTTTGAAGATGAATCATATATCATTTTACAAAATAAATTAAAATAATCATCATTAATTAAGTCTATATTAGGAAAATATAATTTCATATTATCAATAACAATACAATACATATCATCAAGTTCTGATTCATAATATTTTTTCCATTTTATAAAAGAAGGAATTGATGATGGAGTATTATGTTTAATATAATTTTTTCCGTAATTAAATTGGTAATCCATTTAAAAATATTATTCTTATTTTATTATTTAGGCTTTTTTTTTTAAGCTTGTATCAATTTCTATAATTTCTTCATTATTATCATCTTGTTGTTTTGATTGTAAGGCAGGTGATCTTATACTTGGGCTTCTTAATTCATTTAATTCATTTAATTCATTTAATATTTCATTATCTAAATTTGGAGACATTTTTGGAGACATTTTTGGAGAATTTTTTGGAGAATTTTCAACATGTCTTTCAATAATTGTTTGTTTTTTTATTGGAATTTCCTTTTTTTGTTCTGTTTCAATTTGTCTTTTTATTGGAATTTCTCTTTTTATTGGAATTTCTTTTTTTTGTTCTGTTTCAGTTTGTCTTTTTATTGGTATTTCTTGTACAAAATTACTTTTTCTTTCAAAAAAGTCAATATCTTTTCTTTTGGGTTTATTTTGAACTTGAAATTGTTTTTTAACTTTTTTTGTAATAAAATTTTCATCTTCATTAATTTCATCATCATCATTAATTTCATCAATATTTTCATCATTTTGATAATTTTGTCTAGAATTTAGTAAGGTTATTAACATTTGTTGATTTTTAAATATAATTTGTTCTTGCCTAGAAATAATTTCTTCTTGTGAATTTAATCTATTTTCAAGTTGTTCAATCATATTCAATAATGAATTTGTTTTAAGTTTAAAATAAATAACTACACCTGAAATTGTAATTATTTCTGATGCAATATGAATTATTTGTTTTTTATCCATTTATCTTAAAATATATATGGTTTTAAGTTAAGTATTTAGATTGTAATTATACTTATTTATATTTATTATGCCAAATTAATATTATAATATTATAATTTTATAATTATAATATTAAACTTTTCAATTAACATTAAAACCATTTTTAATTAGTTCTAATTTTAAAAAGTTATATATTTTATTAACAGGAATAGTATATGGAACTTCAATTAATGTAATTCCATTATCTCTACATATAATTCTTTTCATATAATCTCTATATTTTTGATTTAGAAAATGTTCATTATTTTTATGAAAATAAGGTGTAAATTTATAATGTTGAACTCCATTATATTCAATAGCTAATTTTAATTCAGGATTAAAACAATCTAATTCAAGATTAAAATTATTTCCTGTAACTTCATTTCTTAAAAAATCTGGTCTTGCTTTGTTAAAAGGTTTATTAAAAATATGTTCTAAAACTTTTCTACATTCAATTTCACCTTTACTTTCTCTTGGTGAATTATTAAAATAAGATGATTGATTTGAATTTAAATTAAAATAATTATTTTGTTTTGGATTACTAATATTGTAATCAAAATATTGTTTATGTGCCCAAGTTCCTTTTTTACCTTTGATCCAGTTGTAAATAGAATATAAAATAATAAAAATTACACATGCAATAAGTACAGTTTCAAAACCATAATTATTCCATAAATGATTAATTTCTCTAATAATTTTAAACATATCCTTTACATATATTAAATATGAAATTTATAAACCTATATTGTATAATAAATGGAGAATGAAAATAATAATATAAAAGAAAAAGAAAAAAGAATTCATTATAAATTAAAAAAACCAACAATAATTGTAAGTAAAAGTAATTATGAATATATTAGAACAGATAAAATTACAAAAGATACATTTCATATTGGCTGTTAATAAATTTTAAATTTATAAAAGATTTTCTTTTATAAATGGAAAAATATGAAAATTTTGATGAAGCTATTTTAGGTTTAGAAAATGAAGTGAAAAAATTTTCAAAAGTTAAAATTCAATTACCTGATGAAAGTCCAATTAGAACTGAAGAAATAAATATTATAAGTTCAAGTTCAATACCAAAAATAAATGTTAGTAAATTAATGTATGCTGTGCCATTTATATTATTTTTTCTTTTTTATTATTTTAAGCCGAATTTTATAATGATAAATAATCCACACGATAAAAAAGGAAAAAGAATTAATTATGGTAAACTAATTATTACTGTAACTATTCTTTCTGGATTAATATTTTCTGTTAAATATTCAGTTTAATTTTTATTTTATTCTTGATAAATAAAAATTTTTAATTATCCAAAAAATAACAACAAATGAAAGTGTTTTTATTAATAAAAGAATATAAACTGAATTTTGAGTTACAGGTATAAATTTTTTAATTAGATCATCAACATCTTTTAATGATAAAACAATAAATAAAATTGCAATAATTATTAAATCTTTTGTTTCATTAACAATATTATTCATTACTGATTTTTCAACACCAAATAAAGAATCAATTATGTCATTTTCATTTTGAGTTGGTACATAATTATTATCAATAGGTAATTTTTCAATGTCATCACTATATCTATCCATTTTTTTTAACATAAATATTGTTTTAAATCAATAACATTTTTAATAAATGAGATTATCTTTATCAAAATTAGAAAAATTTTTATCAAGTAGAGATTTTATTGTAAAATCGTTTTTTACAATTGAAAATAAATGTGTTTTTATTGAAGTTATAAATATTAATACAACTAATACATTATTAATATATGTAAATGATGAATATGAACTTGATGTTTCAAATAAACAAGATGTTTTTAAACTTCAATTAATTGATATTAATACAGAAGAATTTGAAGATGATACTATTAAAGATAAATATACAACAGAACCTGATCAAAAAGATATTGAAAAAGACTATGAAGAAATAGATATAAGTGAAAATAAAAGAGATAATATGGAAGAATTTCTTGAAGATAATTATAAAAAAGAGTTATCAATTAGAGATATTAATTCCGATGATACAATTAAGTTAAAAGAAATAAGCAGACAACTTAAACGTATGAAATTTTGTGTACAAACTATAAAATATAAACTTTCTATAATAATTAAAAATTATTTATGTATAATTAATATTGAAAACGAAATTGATCTTTTTCAAATCAAAAATTATGATGGTGATGAAAATCGTAATTTATATATTACAATTGATCTTGAAAGTTTATATGATAATATAAATACTGTTAATTTTGATATTATAAATATTAGAAATGGATTATATAATATATTTGATAAAAATCAAAAAAAACATCTTGTAAATTTTGAAAAAATGATGAATGAAGGTCAATCTATTTTTGTTTTTATTGAAAAATTCATAAATAAAAAAACACAATATGAAAATTATCTTCAAAAACTATATTCTATGAATGATGAAATTATTCAATCTGAAAAAAATATACAAGAAAAAATAAATAATATTAGAGAAGAATATGATTCAAAAGGAGGAATTAATTCTGATATTCAAAAATCACATATTATATCTAAATATGATAATGAATTAATTGATATTAAAAATACAAAACATAAAATAATTAAAAATATATTTAACATAAAAAGTAAGTTAGATGATATGGTTTTATATACTGATAAAGTATTTTTTGATAATTTAGTTATGATTGATGCTATTATAAAAAATATAAATTCACTTAATTCTATTTAATATTTATATTAATAAATGTATTACAAAGATAGACCTAGTAATAATAATAACAATATTGTTAATGAACCATTTCAAGTTGAAAATAATCAAAATATTGTTTTTATTATTATATTTATTGTTATTTTATTAATTTTATTACTTTTATTTATTGGATATTTGTTATATAGAAAAAAACAAAATAATCTAAAACAAGATTTTGGATTTAGATTTTATTAAAAAAAATTATATTGTTGTTTAATAATAAATGTCTTGTACTTATAAAAATCTTCAAAACTACAATAACAGAAGTGCTCCTGGTGTAATGGTTGTTCCTGCTCCTAAAGGACCTTACTATCAAGTTGTTCCTAGCTATGATGGATCTATTGGTTATGATGCTTTAACTCACGGAGTTAGCCCTTCTTGTTCTGGATATTTTGCTATTAAAAATGCATATGGTTGCGGTGCTGAACCAACATATAATAAAAGAAATTGTTAAAAACATAATTTAATTTTAATGTTTTAAAACATTAAAATTAATATATTTATTATTATTTATTCTTCATTATTATTTATTTTATTTATTCTTCATCATAATCATTATCTAATTCTTCTTCTTCTTCTAAATCATCACCTGACTCATTATTATTATCACTTTCTGAATCATCACTTCCTTTAGTTAAGTCATTAAGAATATCTTCAATATCATTTTCTTGTTTCTTAATTACATCTTCAATATCATCATCAACTTTTTGATTTTGTTGTTCAATCAACAATGATACTGATTTCTTTGCATTTTTTGCTTTTTCATTAATCTTATTTGGAATCTTATTTTCAATTACTTTTTTAACTACTTCAGATACTTTACTTTCTTGTAATTTATTCTTTTCAATTGGTTTTGCATTTAATTGTGGTACAGGAATATTAATTTTTTTATTGTTAAGTGTTACTCCCATATTTTTAATTGCTGTAAGTTTTTCAGAAACTTTATTTTCTGATGCAGATTTAGTTTCTTCTTGTTTAGGTTTTGTATTAATAACTTTATTTTCAGAATCAGATTTAGTTTCTTCTTTTTTAGGTTTTTCATTATTTTCAGAATCAGATTTACTATTTTCATTAACAATTTTATTTTCTGAATCTAGTTTCGTTTCTTGATTTTTAATTATTTTTACAATTTTTTTATTTTCTACTTGTTCATTTTTTACTCTAAAATTCCAAGATTTAGCAACTTTAATATCTTCTTCAGTTAAAGGTAAAACATTATTTCCATCTTTTTTACCTACAATAAGTTTATTATCATCAGCTAGAAAACCAGTTTGTTTATGATATAACAAACCACCAAGTTCAGGTTTTCTAAAGAACATATGACTTATTTGCGTTTCAGTATAACCTTCATAAATCTTTTTTTTAAGTTCATTACTAACTGTTTCATCATTATTATTATTTTCTTCTTCTTCAGATTTTTTTGGTTGAGGTAATACTTTTTTTTGTTTTTGTTCTTTTCCTTCATATTGCTTATGACGAGAACAATATTGTCCTTCTCCTTTTATTTTTGAACCACAAACATTACCTGTATTTGGTCCACGTGTAAAATTATAAGGACAAGTTTTTTCTTCAATAACTTTTTTTTGAACTGAAGATACTTTTGAAATAGTTGAAGAAATTGTTTTAGGTTTATTTTCAGGAACAACTTTATTTGAAACAACTTTATTTGGTAAAACTTTGTTTACAATAGCTTCAGAAACAATTTCTTTATTTGCATTAACTTCAGAAATATTTTCAATATTACACCCAGATATTTCATTCCAAATTTGATTTAATTCAAAAATATTTAAATTATATTTTTCGGAGATTTTTAAATTATAAATTGAAATAGTGCCATTAATCAATATAGAAATATTATCAATTAAATTGCTCATTGTAATCCAAATTTTAATTTAGAATTAAATTAAAATTCATTTTTTTTATTATAATAAATTTTTACTTTAAAAAAGTTTAAATTACAAATAATAATTTCGATAAAAAAGTTTAAATTACAAATAAAATAACCAAATTATTAAAATATATTTTATTATAGATCAAAATAATAACAAAAATTTAAATGTAACTTATAATGTATTTTAATTTATTTTAAATTAAAATGTATACCTAATTATATTAAAAGTTTAAAACTTTAAAAATTTAATTTATTTTAAATTAAATTTAAACTCATTTATGTTGTATCTCATTATAAAAAACCATCCAATCATCAGGACACTTTTTAGTACCACCATCATATGATACTGCTAAATGTTTTTCACAAAGTAGTTCATTTAAACAAACTCCTTCACAATATACTTTAGCAAGAATTCTACCATATTTTTCTAATTGAACATCTCTTAATTCAACAATTTTATTTAAAGCTGTTTCGGTAATAAGTTGTTTTGCTAGTTTTGCACATTGTTTTTCAGTTTGATTAGTAGTTTTCATTTCAGGACAATCAATACCATTTAGTCTAACTTGAAAACGATAAATAGGAGAATCTTCATAATTTAATTTAGTAGCAAGTGTTAATGTGTCACCATCATATACTTTAACAACTTTACCATATTGAATAGGTGGTACAAATGGTATAGTATTTTTATAAGTAGCATTATCAAGATAACTAAATTGAGAAGACATTTTATTGATTAATTTTATTTTTTAATAAATTCAATTTAATTTTAAAATTTACCAAGAAGCTGGATTAGAAATTGAACTATCTTTTTTTTTAAAAGAATAGATATAATATGATATCATAGTAAAACCAATAATAATCAAAAATATCATTAAAAATGTATTTTCATCTTTAAAACCTAACAAAATAAACAAAAAACCAATCATAATATTCAAAATTGGAGTTAGATTAATTTTTGAATAAGTCCAAAAAATAAATAAAATCAAAAAACAAGACAAAATATAAACAAAAATAATATTATTATTCATTTATTAATTTTAATAGATTTAGTTTAAAATGATTTTTTTATTAATATTATTAAAATTATAGATAATGTTTAAAGAAATATATAAATGTTCTTTCTGCAATGGAAATGGTCGCATTGAAAGATGGGCAATAAATAGAGAAAAAGATAGAATGATAAACAAGATATTTGAAGTATTTAGAACTAAAACATGTGATTCCTGTATTGGAACAGGAATAAATTTTAATAAAATGGCTAATTTTATTATAAGTAAACCAAATTGGTA